TAACACGTGCTAACTTCTTCACCAATTACATTGGTGGTACAGATGTTACTTCTAATATGTCAGCTGTACATCCAAATACAAATATTAAAGTATACCCAACCTTAGGTTTAAATGGGTCAGGTCAAGTAACTATCGCACCAGCAGAATATATGATTTACGGTGTGGATTTGTTATCAGACGAGACTTTAAGAGCTTGGTACTCAATCGATTTTGATGAGATTAGAATTCGTTCTAACTTCAACTATGGTGCAACTATTGCAACATTTGGTTCAGCCAAATATCAAGCTTGGAACGGTATCGCTTAAATGAATTAAAAAAACTAAGGGGTGAAAGTCCCCTTTATTAAAATAAACAAAAAAAATTAAAAATATAAATTATGTCGTGTTATATATCCTCAGGTTTACAACTTGGATGTTCTGATGGAATTGGTGGTATTAAAAAGATTTATGTCGTAGGTGGTGCAACAGGTGATATCACCGCAGTTGCCTATGCGGGCGGAGTAGATACTGGTTCTATCACAGGTTTTACTTCTGCTAGTGGTACAACTGTTTATGGTTTTGAGTTGAAAAGAAATACTTCTTCTCTTGCACAAAACGTTACTAAATCTTTTGAAAATGGAACTATCTTTTTTGAACAAGTTCTTACTGCTGTTTTCTTTAAGTATGATCAAGATAAAAGAAACCAATTAAAAATCTTATCACAAAATGACCAAATACAAATTATCGCAGTTGATCAAAATGATACTCAATATTATTTAGGTCAAGTTAACGGTATGTATTTATCAGGTGGTGATGCTAGTACAGGTACCGCTTACGGTGATAGAAATGGATTTACCTTAACCTTTACAGGTCAAGAACCAAGTCCTGCTTCTGTTATATCAGGTACTTTAGCAGCTGCGTTTGGTGCTACACCAATCGTAGGGTAATTAAATAGTAATCCTGTTATGGGATGAATATCTATATCTCTATTCTTATTAAGAAAGGGGGCGTTAAGCCCTCTTTTTTTTATGCCATACCAATTCAATTTCAAAATTCTTATATTTAATAGTAGAGAAAAGATACAATATGTTATATCTACAAAAGGGTCAAGAGAATACATTAGTTTTAAATATTAATAATAACAGTAGAGATGTCTTTACTGGTTACACATTAACCTTTACACATATAATGAGTAAGGAGGTTAAAAGTTATAATATTAGTACATCTAATAATGCACAATTTGGTGAGAACATTCGTTATTGTGAAATCGTTTTAGATTTTGCAACGAGTGATTTAAACTATCTTGGTCAATATCAACTGAATATATTCGGAACACCAAATAATGTTTTAGTTTTTACTGGTATGGTTGTATTAGAGGGGACCCAAGAAAGTCAACCATTTACACAATACATATCAGATAACGAAGTAAACGAGAACTATATCTACATAGAAAGTTAATTATGAGTGAATTAAAAAAATTTGAATTGAAGAATGTTCAATTCCATAGGGCTACATTACCAGTATTTGCTGAGGTATTACAAAGATATCCTTGGGTATTTTATGGTGAGAATAATTTACTACCACAATATTTCATAGATTTATATGATAACTGTGCAATCCATAAGGCGGTTATTACCTCAAAGGTAAACCAAATAATGGGTGATGGTATTATATCAAAAAACAATCCAATGGCGGCAATTAATCTGGTTAATAAATCAGAGAATGTTTCTGAGGTAATGAAGAAATGTGCGTTGGATATGATGTTATTTGGTGGGTTTGCTTTAAATATTATTTGGGCAAACGACAGAAATTCCATTGCTGAGATTTATCATTTGGATTTTAGTAGAATTAGAAGTGGTAAATTAAACGAAGATGATGATATTGATTGTTATTATTATTCACCTGATTGGAGAAATGTAAGAAAATTCCCACCAACAGAAATTAAGAATTTCTCAAAAGATGAGGCTGACCCATCTCAAATATTTTATTATAAGTCTTATATGCCGTCAATGTCATATTATCCTGTACCTGATTGGTCCGCTGGTCAACGTGCAATCGAGATAGATATTGAAGCTAAGAACTTCCATATGAACCTACTTCGTAAGGGGATGTCACCAAGTCTATGGATTAATTATAACAACGGAATTCCTGGCGAAGAAGAACAAAGAATATTGGTTCGTGCTTTGGAAGAACAATATGGTGGAACTGATAATGCTGGTCAAGCAATCATTTCATTCAATGAAAGTAAAGAACAATCTCCTGAGATAGTTCAGATACCTCGTAACGATAATGACAATTATTATCAATCATTAAACGATGACATTAGTCGTTCAATACTATCATCACATAGAGTTTCAAGTGCTGAGTTATTTGGTATTGCAACACCAGGTAAATTGGGTGGTTCAGATGAGATTACACAACATTCTGAATACTTCCGTAAGATGGTTATTCAACCATATCAAAATGATATCCTTCCTGTGTTTGATAAATTAATGTCATTGAAATTTGAGAGACCAACAAACTTTGAAATTAAACCATTAACAATCTTTGCTAACGAAGGTTCTGCAGCAACAAGTAATAACGATAAAGCACAACAAGTATTGGATGGTATTAATTCATTATCACCATTGGTTGCTAATAAAGTATTGGAGTCAATGACACCAAATGAAATACGTGCGTTGATAAGTTTGGACCCAAATCCTGAAGGAAATATAATTCCAACTGCAACTAATATTAATGAAACAGATGTGGTTACAGGTATGGATGCTGAAGCAATTCCTGTTAACGAACATATCAAAGGATTGAAGGGTAGAGAATATCAGTCAATGATTAGGATTATTCGTGAATACAATAAAGAAAAAATAACAAGACAACAAGCGATGCAAATGTTAATGTCAGGATATGGATTGACAGAAGAAGAATGTGTTGCGTGGTTAGGTGAAGAAGAATTAAATTATAATTAAAAATGGGTGTATTATTAATATCAGAAATTAAATTAAAGAATTTCACCAACATAAATAAAAATGTGGATATTGATGTTCTTAAAGCTGAGGTTCAAGTCGCACAAGATATTGACCTACAAACTATTTTGGGAACCAAATTCTATAATAGTTTATTATCTAAAGTTCAATCAACAGGTAATACATTCAATCAAAATGAATTGACATTGGTTAATGATTACATTCAACCATATCTAATTCAAACCGCTTACTTCAATGCCATACCTCACCTGATGTATAAAACAGTTAATAACGGTATTACACAAGGTACAATGGAGAACGCTACATCAGTTGATATTGAGACAATGAAATATCTAAGGTCGTTACAAAAACAACGTGCAGATTTCTATGCACAACGTTTGATTGATTATCTATTAATTGGTAGAGGACAAAACTTATTCCCTGATTACAACAACGCTTCAACATTGGATGGTATGATACCTGATAGGGTTCAGAAATATAATAACGGAATATTCTTGAGACACTCAACTCGTAAGGGATGGGGTGCTTCAACATTAACTAATTTAAATAATAGTGGAACCAGTGCTTACTCTGAAAGGGGTGAGAACTTTTGGAACTGCCCCGATTGTCTATGATAGAACAAATAATTTTAACAATAGTAACTAGTGGTATTGGTTATTTTATTGGATGGAGAAGGTCACAGAATGAGATTGAGGGTGGGCGTTTAGAGAACCTTGAAAAATCTATTAAAATATATCAGGTCATCATTGATGACTTGGGTAAAAAAGTTGAGGAATTAACTACTCATATTGTACGCTTAGAAGCTACGATTGATAGTCTTAAAAAAGAAAACAGAGAACTAAAAGGTAGTATATGACAATAGATGATTTAAGAAGAATTAGAAAGGAATTATTTGCTGAGGTAGGACCGAGAGGTGGTATCAAAGAAAGTGATAAAGCACCTAAATCAGATACACCAAATAAAGACCCAAAGGGTGAAGGTAGTGCAGGTGGTGATGCGTCAGGTAAGAGAGGTGCAAATGTAACCGCAGAACAAGAAAGAACTTTACAGAAAAAGGTTAATGAGTTTAACGAAAAAGCAAGTAACACCAAGAATGGTAAAGCAACATTGGGTGCACTTAAATCAGTATTCCAACGAGGATTGGGTGCCTTTAATACATCACACAGCCCAAAAGTCCAATCAGCAGAACAATGGGCTTACGCAAGGGTTAACGCCTTTCTATACCTTATCAAGAATGGTCGTCCTGAAAATCCTAAGTATGACACAGATTACGACCTATTACCAAAGGGTCATCCCAAAGCTTAATAATATATGAGAATAGAAGATTTAAGAAAAATCAGAGTTGAACTAACCAAAGAGAAATTTGTTATCCCATCACCTGATTCAGGTGAGGATGAACAGACTTACATAAGTAGGTGTATTTCTTCCATAGTTGACGAATACGGACAGGAACAAGCGTCAGGTATATGTTATTCCCAATGGGAAAATAAGTAGTCTTAAAACGTCTTAAAATTAATAAGGTTCCTTGTGGAACCTTTTTTTATGTGGACAAACTCAGAAGTAAAATGTGGACAAAGTAGGAAGTGAAAGAAAGGGGAAGTCTGTAATTTAACTAACGATGATGGCACTCACATATAATAAAAACAAATGATGACTTCCCCCATTAATAAATATAAGATAATTTATAAAAAAATAAAGGGGAACCCAAACGGTTCCCCAACATCAATATAAACAAAACAAAACAAATTAATCTATTAATATTCCATCAATCTCAATCTTATCCATTTTCTTTTGGATTTGATTATCCAACCACTTGTCCAATTTGTCAATTCTTATATCTAAATCCTTGTCACGTGGTCGTAGACATACCTCAACGAATACATCTGTAACACGTTGAAGTTCTTTAAATGTTGGAGTGTAACCTCTTTTAACACAGAAATCAAAAGCCATTTTCTGTTGAGATTGTCTCATAATGTTGATATCCTTACTGTAAAATTCCATTGTTATTTGTTTTTGGTGATACACAAATATACGATATTATAATTATAAAAAAAAATAAATTTGGTTTATAATTAAAAAAGTGTTTAACTTTGTTTATTATTTTAAACCGAGGTATATCCTCATAAACTATTAGATTATGATTTTCAATGGAACAAAGGTAAATGAAATTTACCAAACAAATGATTTGTCCAAATTCAAATTTAGAAAGGACAACCGTATTATTAACCACAAGCACGTAAATAGTCTTGTAAAATCAATGTCAACCAATGGTTGGTTGAAAGGTTCTTATGTTGTGATTAACGAAAATGGTGAAATCATTGACGGTCAACATAGAGTATTGGCAGCAATTAATGTTGGTGTTCCTGTCAATTATACAATGGAAATTAACACAGGATTAACTGACATTTGTAATCTTAATAAGAACCAAAAGAATTGGTTAATGAATGACCACGTTAACGGGTTTATTAATGAGGGTAATCAAAATTATATTCAGTTAGATAAATTTATGAGGGATTTCCCTGAGTTAAAAATAACAGAATGTATTATGTTATTAACAAATGGTTCAACAACTGTTATTAAAAGAAAATTTGAAAATGGTGAATTTACTGTAAAAGACATTGATGTTGCCTACGATTGGGGACATAAAATAATGTCAATGAAAAAACACATTCCATTTTATAATAAGAACTGTTGGGTTCGCGCATTGTTAATAATGTTAACACATCCAAAATTTGTATTTGAAGAATTTGTTCATAAATTTCAATTACGACCAACACTAAGGAATTTGGGAAATAGAGAATTATTTATTGAGGAGATTGAAAAAATTTATAATTTCTCAAGAAATAATAAGGTAACATTAAGATACAAACCAAAAATGAAAAAGTATATTGATGCTATTTAATTTAAATTTATTTTTCAAGATTTGGAACTTTCACTTTTATTTCCTATATTTATAACAT